GATCCTAGGTTGTAAGCACCAGCTGAAGCTGAGCTTGGCGCCAGGATAAAGCGCCAATGCTTCAGGATAACATATTCATCCGGATTGATGTTTCTTGTGTGCCTCGTAAAGGGAGAATCCCCGCTTCCAATGAAGTTGATAGCTCGGAATTGCCCGTTCCCTCGGAACCAGGAATCTCCGCTTAATGCCGCTGTAGTTGGCGGTCGCTTTGGCGCGATGATAGCGAAGTTCATGTACAATGCTTGATTGTTTACGATGCTGATGAAGGACATATCGATCTTGAATCCTCGGCAATTGATAATTCCACGTTCTCTCTGATCCATTTCTGAACCCTGAGTACAGTCTGTGATCTCTTGACCCCACAGTGTATTATCAGTCCGAGTTACTGCATCTTGGTTAGCCGTGACACGGCTTTTGCAGTTGCCTGTCCAGATACTAGTCCCGATACGGACTGCTCGTGACCTGTTAGACGATCGCTTCTTTCTCCATGCGCGCTGGATTCTTGTGGCTGCGCGCGTGCGTCGCGCCGTCGAGTAACGCGATCTCACCCGGCGCGGAGACGGTGTAACGTATGCGGCACGCTTCGGCATAATTAAATAATTTTGTGCGAGTTTTTTGCCGGGCACGGTCCTGGCACGCACCGGTCCTACATCCGGGTGAGGGGGTATATTATTACCCCCCTCACCTCTTTCCCACCCCGCATAAAATGGTTAACCGCGGTCAGAACTGGTGCTTTACCGTCAACAACTACACAGATGTGGAGCTGCTTCATTTGCAATTGTTGGCTGAGGACGCAGCCGTCGCGTACCTTATTGTTGGACGAGAAGTCGCTCCAACCACAGGCACTCCCCATCTACAAGGCTTTGTGCGATTTAACTCGCGAATTCGATTCACCGCTGTGCAGCAGCTGCTCCCTGTGTGTCATCTCTCAAGCGCACGCGGAACTCCGGAACAAAACCGGACTTACTGCAGCAAGGGCGGCGATTATGACGAATGGGGTACTTGTCCGGCTCATCAGCCCGGACGCCGATCTGACTTTGAAGTCTACCTTGAATGGTTGCGCGGACTCGACGCGGAACCCTCTGAGCGAGATCTTATTGAACAGTTCCCGGCCCTCTATGGACGGTACCGAAGCGCCATGCGTCGAATGGCGTCCGAAATCACCCCCCGTCCCGTCCTTCGTGCAGGTGAACTACGGCCCTGGCAAACAGCTCTTGCCGAATGGTTATCTGGAGACGCTGACGACCGAACAGTCCGATTCTTCGTCGACCGAGACGGAGGATTCGGTAAGTCTTGGTTCTGTGGATACATACTCAGTACGCTCGACGGAGTCCAGGTACTCGGGCCCGGGAAGCGCGACGACCTCGCTCACGCAATCGACGTTCGATCTCGGATCTTCTTGTTCAACATCCCAAGAGGAAACGCAGAGTATCTGAACTATGGTTTGTTGGAGATGATCAAAGACCGCATGGTCCTATCTCCCAAGTACGAAAGTACTATGAAGATCTTGTTGACGCAACCACACGTTGTTGTCTTTATGAACGAGGAGCCGGATATGACGAAGATGTCGGCGGATAGATATGATGTAACTCGTTTAAGTTAGTAACTATAAGCATGAGCCCTTACTTGTGCGCGGGGCGGCGGCTTTTTAGCCGCCGCGCACCTGAACACCTAGCCCTGAGTGGCTGTAGTCAATTCTAAAGCCGCGTTACTGTTTAGGCTCTTTGAAGTACATGACGACCCTTTCGGAGACCAGGAATGCATTCGTTTGTGGGACACCGTCCACGCTGCCCACTCGTCCTCCCCAGTAGGCCAGGCTGACCATTCCATCAGTCGCTGCGGAGGATTCTTGGGCCTCGTATGTGATAGCTCTGTTGAGTTTGATGTATGCCTTGATATGCTTAACTGATGACCTCGATCCTAGGTTGTAAGCACCAGCTGAAGCTGAGCTTGGCGCCAGGATAAAGCGCCAATGCTTCAGGATAACATATTCATCCGGATTGATGTTTCTTGTGTGCCTCGTAAAGGGAGAATCCC